GACTTTGGACACTCTCAAGGGCGCACTTGGGAGGAAGTGACTTGCGTATGGCGCTGGGTCTACATGACCCGTGAGGCCATCGTAGAGCGGTTTGGCGAAGAGATGGCACGCACCATCCCGACTGACCAAGGCCCGGAGACGCTCAACGCCTACCGCGACAGCAAGCGTCAGTACAACCTCGCCAAGATATGCGAACTCTGGGACAAGGAGACGCTGAAGGTCTACTGGTTCTGCAAGGGTATGCCGCACTTCATCGATGTGCGCGAAGACCCGCTTGGGGTTGAAGGGTTCTTCCCCTGCCCTAAACCGTTGTACGCGACGACGACCTCGGACAACCTCGTACCCGTCCCGGACTTTGTGCTGTACCAAGACCAAGCGATGGAGTTGGACATCCTGTCCGACCGCATCGACGGATTGGTGAAGGCTCTGCGGGTGCGCGGCGTGTACGACGCAAGCCAGCCTGCGCTTCAGCGCCTGATGACCGAAGGCGACAACAACGCCCTCATCCCGGTAGACAAATGGGCCGCGTTTGGCGAGAAGGGCGGCCTCAAGGGCAGCATCGACCTTCTGCCGCTCGACACCATCGCGCAGGCGCTTCTGCAATGCTACCAAGCGCGTGCCGACATCAAGGGCCAGATATACGAAATCACGGGCATTGCTGACATTATCCGTGGTCAGTCTGCCGCCTCGGAGACTGCAACGGCGCAGCAGATTAAGGGTCAGTACGCTGGCCTGCGTCTGCGGTCGATGCAGGAGGATGTGGCGCTCTACGCTACCGAGGTCATCAGGCTGAAGGCGCAGGTGATGTGCCTGCATTACCAGCCGCAGACCATCCTTGCCTATGCCGCCGCCGAGCAGATGTCAGACGCTGACAAGGCGCTCATCCCGCAGGCGTTGCAACTCATCCGCGACAAGCCGCTGCGTAACTTCCGCATCGACATCGCCGCTGACAGCCTTGTGCAGATTGACGAGGCGCAAGAGAAGCAGGACAGGATGCAGTTTCTGCAAGCCTTCGGTGGCTTCTTGCAGCAGGCACTCCCGGTTGGTCAGGCATCGCCCGAACTTATCCCGGTTATGATGGACTTGCTCAAGTACGGCGTGCAGGCGTTCAAGGCGGCTCGACCGCTTGAGGGCAGCATTGACGCAGCGGTGGAACAATTGAAGATGGCTGCACAGCAACCGCGTGAGAACCCGGAGGCGCAACGCGCACAGATGGTCGCGCAGGCCGAGCAGGCAAAGGCGCAGGCCGACATGCAGATGGAGGCGCAAAAGGTTCAAATGCAGGGACAGTTGGAGCAAGCCAAACTGCAAATGCAGATGCAGATTGAGCAAATGAAGGCGCAGACACAGATGCAGATTGAGCAACAGCGTCAATCTATAGAAGCGCAGATTGAAAAGTACAAGGCTGACCTCGACGCACGGACTCGCCTTCAGATTGCCCAAATAGAAGCGGTTTCTGAAACTAACCTCGGTGTCGGAAATGGCTCCGCGAACTAACATGAAGCGTACTTACATATATCTTGATGACAAACTTGTGGAGCGTAAGAAAGACTCCAAGGGCGGTTATCACTACATCATTCCAGACATTACGCCTTACAAGTCGATGATTGACGGACGCATGATTACCTCGCGTTCGCAGCACCGTCGGCACCTCAAGGCCAACGGTTGCATTGAGGTTGGTAACGAAGACCCGACCAAGTTTGTCAATAAAGAGAAGCCGAAAAGCAATCGAGTGGATGTGTTGCGTCACCAGTTGGCAAACATGACCCATTCGGATGCCAATCGGTTGTTGTCGCGGTTGCGCGATGAAGTCCGATTTACCCACGACCCCCACAGGAGACGGTAATGGAACAAGCCCCACAGGCAGAAACGCTCGACCGCAAGGAATTGCTGGAGCAGCAGTTCGAGCAGAGCGCCGAAGCGCAGCCGAGAGACGAGGTAGGCCGGTACGCCGAGAAGCAGGCCGAGCAGCAAGTTGTTGACCCTGCCGACGAACCCGTATGGCGCAAGCCCCCGGCCTCGTGGAAGAAGGAATACCACGAGTATTGGTCAAAGGCCGACCCCAAGATTCAAGAATACGCTTGGCAACGCGAAGAGCAGATGAAGCGCGGTGTAGAGCCGCTGCTTTCCAAGGCGCAGTTTGCCGATGCGATGAATCAGGCGTTGGAGCCGTACCTGCCGACCATTCAAGGTCTAGGGATGAAGCCCGAGCAGGCGGTTGCCGCTCTCGCGCAGGCCGACTACACGCTGCGTAACAGCCCCCCACAACAGAAGATGGCGTACCTGACGCAGTTGGCTGCGTCCTACGGCATCAACCTTAACCAAGCCATGCAGGGCGGCCAGCAGGTCGCCCAACCCTCGGTTGACCCGATGGTGTACCAGTTGCAGAACGAACTGAACACCGTTCGCGGCGAGGTCATGGGATGGAAACAGCAGCAGGAGATGGCAGAGAACCAGACCCTGCTGAACGAAATCAACAGTTTTTCGATGAACGCCGAACACTTCGAGGAAGCGCGTCCGACGATGATTCAGTTGCTCCAATCTGGGGTGGCTGAAACGCTGGACGATGCTTACGAAAAGGCCATTCGGTTGGATTCGGATTTGTTTGACAAAGTGCAATCGGCCCGACAGGCAGAGGTTGTGCAGCGTCAAGCGCAAGTGAAAGACCGAGCGGCGAAGGCTGCTCGGGCTGCTGCGGTAAGCGTCAGAGGTTCCACACCCGGAATCAACACGGCTCCCAAGGCGCATAGTCGCCGCGCAATGCTGGAGGAAGCGTTTGATGAATCCAGTTCGCGGTTGTAATTAACTGATATAGGAGTATTGAAATGGCTTATGCCAATTCCAGTATCAGCGATATCATCGCCACTAACATTCAAAGCCGTAGCGGTGAACTTGCTGATAACGTGACGAACAACAATGCGTTGCTTCGTCGCCTGAAGGAGCGCGGGAATGTGAAGACATTCTCGGGCGGTTCAACCATCCTTCAGGAAATCATGTACAATGATACAACGACAAATAATACAAGTTCGTACTCTGGGTACGAGGTATTGAATGTCGGCCAAAACTCGCCCATCTCTGCGGCGCAGTTCAGCATCACGCAGTACGCGTCTGCTGTGTCCATCTCGGGTCTGGAGATGATTCAGAACTCGGGTAAGGAAGCCATCATCGACCTGCTTGACGGTCGTATGGAGGTTGCCGAGGCGCAACTGGCGAACCGCATCAGCGGTGACCTGTATGGTGACGGCACGGGTAACGCGGGTAAGAACCTCACGGGTCTTGCTGCCGCTGTGCCTGACAGCCCCTCCAGCGGCACCTACGGCGGCATCAACCGCGCAGCGTGGCCCTTCTGGCGTTCGGTTGCCTTCTCGGCAACTGTCGACGGTTCGGGTGCTGTGACCTTCAGCAACATCCAAGGGTATATGGATGCGGTTGCGGTGCAGTTGATTCGCGGTACCGACAAGCCTGACCTCATCGTGGCTGACAACAACTACTACAAACTCTACCTCCAGAGCCTCCAGTCAATTCAGCGCATCACGGACTCCGGTTCGGGCATGGCTGGTGCTGGCTTTGCCTCGCTGAAATACTACGGCGCTGGCATGGCTTCGGATGTGGTGCTTGATGGTGGTATTGGTTCGTCGTCGTATAACAGCGGCACGGGCAATTCCAACCATATGTGGTTCCTCAACACCAAGTACCTGATGTTCCGCCCCCACAAGGACAGAAACTTTGTCCCGATTGGCGGCGACCGTCAGGCTGTCAACCAAGACGCTAAACCTACGATTCACTAATGGCGTCTATAAACCCTCTCTGATTGACTTGGAAGCCCGGAAGCGGGTAACAGGGGCCAAGCGAAAGCAGGCTGAACGACTAAGTGAGAGGGGACAAGCGAAAAAGGCTTGTCATGCGATAGTCTGAACTGCGGTATAACCAAAGAAGCCGCAGAGGGTGACCCGAAGAGGTTGCCCCGCCATCCGAAAGGGTGGTCAGTAGCCGAAAGGCGAAGTAACAGAATGATTGTGAAACTGATTGGCTGGGCGGGTAACCTTACCTCCTCCGGCCCGCAGTTCTGCGGCGTGTTGATTAACTGATAGGGGATACAAAAATGACTGTTATCGTAAATGGCTTTGCGTATCCTTCGCTCACCTCGACCGACTCAACCGCTGCCATTAATCCCGGCACGGTTGTGACGACCGACGAGGGCGGCATGGCTGTGTATGTGCAGGCGGCTTCGGAAGTCTCGCAGTACAACGCCGTGTGCATCCCCAACACCAACATCGTGACCAACGCCACGACGGCCCGTGTTGCCAACACCAAGCGTGTCGGCTTCGCACAGGTGTCGATTGCCTCCGGCTACTACGGCTGGGTGCTTCTCGGCGGCAAGGTGCGGGTGAATGTGTCGGCGTCCTGCCTTCCCGGCGTGGCGCTCTACACCACCAGCACCGAAGGTCGGTTGGACGATGCCACCGTGTCGGGCGCTCTGGTCGCTGGCGTGGTCACGGAAGTGACTGCCTCGGCTACCTCGGCTATGACGGCTGTGGCGGCGTACACCATGGTTATCCCGGTTCCGTCTAACGCAACCCCGTAACCATGAAAAAACTGGAACTCACGGTGCAGGCGGCTGGCGAACCGGAGGAACTCTGTTCCAACATTCGTTCGTCGCTTGCCCGTGGGTTGCCAGAGTTGGCCCCCGCTCTCTGCACCCACGATGGAACATTCGTGTGTGTAGCGAGTGGGTGGTCAATGCCCGACTATGTGGAAGAAATCAGGGCGCACCAGAAGGCTGGTCGCCCCATCGTTGCTGTAAAGGCCGCACACGACTTCCTGTGCGAGAACGGCATCGAGCCTGACCTGTGGGTTAACCTCGACCCGCGTGACCGCACAAGCGGTATACAGCGTCATAACGCGCACACCACCTATCTCGTTGCCTCCCGTTGCCCTCCCGCCACCTTTGACACGCTGAAAGAGCGCAAGGTTGTGCTGTGGCACTCATGGACGGAAGGCCCGGAGTACAAGGCGCTCGGCGCAGGCAAACTTGCAGTCGGCGGCGGTACGACCTCGGGTATGCGTGCCATCAACATTGGATACCTTTTCGGGTTCCGCAAGTTTGTGTTGTACGGTTACGACAGTTGCAACCGTGCCGATGGCATCAAGCGGTTCACGGGCGAGATGACCGGCCCGACGATGGATGTGTATGTAGGCGTTGAGAAACGCAAATTCACCTGCAATGCTGCGATGGCGCAGCAGGCTAACGAATTCCAGATGATTTACACCGTGATGCCTGACATCACCGTGGAGGCGGTTGGCCCCGGCCTCATTGCCGCCATCATCAAGGAGCGCCACGCGCTCGACATGGTGGCCTGATGGCTATCCCGAGCAGGGTGCTAGGAGCCGGTGTTAACTCGCTGGCTACCGTGTCCATCTGCGGCGATGGTGTTTCTACCGCGACCGCAGCCGGAACATCTGCGGGTAACGCTACGCAGATAACCTATGTTTACACCAATGTGAACAGCGCAGCGGTTGGCACAGGCGTAAGGCTACCGCAGACGGAGGCAGGTGCAACCGTCATCGTCAAGAACAGCACGGCTAACCCCATCACGGTTTACCCGTATGACGCAAACAGCAGCATTAACAACGCAGGCTTTGGCACGATTAACCCCGACTGTTCGGGGATGTTCTTTGCCGTAAGCAACTCGCTGTGGGAAGAACTGCAAGGCTTTGGTCGCGCTGTCCCAATCCTGTATTACGGGGCTTTTTCAGACACCACCACGCAAACAGCAGCGTCGATTAATACCGCCTACGGCATGGTGTTTAACACCACCGACAGCAGCAACGGTGTGTCTATCGGGTCGCCTACTTCGCGGCTCGTTGCAGACTTCCAAGGTGTCTACAATGTGCAATTCTCGGCGCAATTGGACAAGACCTCTGGCGGCGCTGGGAACATTTACATCTGGCTTCGTAAGAACGGAACCAATGTCCCGAACACAGCCACCACGATAGCCATTCAAGGAACCGCCGCCAGAACGGTTGCGGCGTGGAACTTCATTACCCAGTTAGAACCCACCGAATATGTAGAATTGATGTGGGCAACAGACGATACCAGCGTTAGAATCCTTGCGGCCAGCGCCACAAGTGTCTGGCCTGCGATTCCGTCAGTTATTGCTACCTTAACGCAAGTAAACAACTTGTGATTTTTCCACCCTCCCCACAGGAGTAAACGACGATGCCTTTAGACAGCGACATCTACAACGCCGATGAGCAACTTCAGGTTGAGTTCTACATTGCAAAAGAAGTAGACCCAAAGTGGGACGGCAAACCGTTCGTTCGCATCAACATCCCCGGCGATAAGACGACCATCATCGAGCAGCCGATGACGGAAGACCACAAGAAGCGGTTTCCGCGTCAGTATCTGTACTTCCAGATGAAGCAGAACGAGCAAGACGCACCCGCAGTTGGCACCTCGCTCGACATCTGGTTTGCTGAAGGCAACGGCGACATCACCCGTGGACACATCGAGGAACTTCGCATCCTCAAGTTCCAGACCGTAGAGCAGATTGCAGCCGCATCTGACGCGCAGTTGCAGCGCATCGGCATGGGCGGCCCCGGTCTGCGTGAAAAGGCAAAGGCGTTCCTCAATCGGCGCAATCGCTCCGAGACAGAGAACCAGTTGGACGAAACCAAAAAGCAATTGGCTGAACTTCAGGCACAGATGGCTTCGCTCTTGGCGCGTAAGCCTGCTGGTCGCCCGAAGAAGGAAGCCATCGTGGAGAGTTAACGCATGGGTACTACAACTATGTTGGCGCTGGTTCAGCAGGTGACGGCTGAACTTGGCTTGCCCATCCCCTCTACGGTGGCGGGTAATCCCAACCAAGATGTAGTGCAAATCCTCGCGTTGATGAACGCCTCGGGGTATGAGTTGATGCGTCGCGCTGATTGGCGCGAACTCACCAAACAGCACACCTTCTACACCGAGGCGATTTCCACGACCGGCACATGGTCTACCTCGTCGTACACCATCACCGGCATCCCCTCTACTGCTGCGCTCGACACGACCTATCAGGTGCAGGGCGTTGGTATTCCTAACGCCACCTATGTCACGGGCGTGTTGTCCTCAACCTCCGTGTCCATCAACTACGAGCCAACAGAGGCGCAAACTGGCGGTGATTTGATATTTCAGAAGGTCAAGTATGACCTTCCTGCGGACTACTACAGCAGCGTCAACCGCACGCATTGGGATAAGAGCAAGCGTTGGGAGATGCTCGGCCCCGAGAGCGCACAGCAATGGGAGTGGCTGCTGTCGGGCTACATCTCGACCGGCCCCCGTATTCGGTACCGGTTGCTCGGCAAGTATTTCCAGATTTGGCCCGGAATGAACGCCGGGGAGTTGCTCGGCTTTGAGTACCGCAGCAACGCATGGGCCGAGAGCGTAACGGGTACCGCAAAGACCTCGCTGACTGCCGACAATGACACCTGCATCTATCCCGACCGCGTGATGGTGCTGTCCACCAAACTCAAGTATTTTGAGTCCAAGGGCTTTGATACGACCGCCATCTTCCGCGACTACATCGCCGAACTCGAGACGGCTATCGCGCAGGACACGGGCGCTGCCAACCTCTCGTTTGCCCCGCGCCCGGGTACGGTTCTCATCGGCTACGACAACATTCCTGACAGCGGCTACGGGTACGAGAACTAATGCCTGTATCCCGTCGCCTTGTTCAACGCGCTGCGGCAAATGTCGCAAGTCT